GACTGTGTTGAAGAGCATTATAACGATGTTTGAAAATGTTGTCAAGAACTTTATTTTTGTCTTATGTCTTGACATTTATGGATTGTCAATTAACATTAAGGAGTAGCTATGATTGAAGGATTTGACCATGTTGGAGAAGACCACAAGTGTAGTGTTTGTTCTTGTGACTTCACAGATGATGAAGGTGGTGTCTTAGGATACTTTGGGATATTGCCTGTTGCCTTTTGTCCTACTTGTTTTTCAAGTATGATTGATATGGCTGAACAGTATTTAGGAATTGAGGAGAAAGAATAATGATTGAATTTATGAACATGACACCGCAAGAAGCACATGAAGCACACAACCACTTCATATTGCACGATATGGCTGATTTGTGTCTTAGTGAAGGCTTTGAGCCTACGATGGAGCGTTTAATCGCTATCATCAATGCTAAAGTGGATAACTTAGAGCCTGTATGAAAGAGTCTTTGATACTACTTGGTTATGTCTTTGTCTTTATGGGTGGGTTTGCTTATGGGTCGTTAAACCACTATGTGGACAATATGACCGAATGCACAACATACCGACAAGGTGCTACGACATGGGTAGGCTACAGAGCTATCAGCGATGACTATGAACGCAGATGCTTTTGGATGGAAGATAGATTCCCTTATAGAACACGTCAAGGAGTAGAAGTAAATGGAAAATAAACCTGTTGCATGGATGTGGGAAAACGATGCTTGGATAGGTGTTAATAACTTTTCAGAAGAAAAACCATCAGCTTATCCAAATGCTATCCCACTCTACACTGCACCAAGAGAACTAAGTGATGAGGAAATAAAAACATTGCATGATGAAACATCTTGGTGGGGAGTAACAGACCCAGTTAAATTTGCTAGAGCAATACTAAAGAAAGCGAGTGAAAAATGAATGAAGCAACTAAATTGAAGATTGAACAAGCAGACAAGATACTGAACAAGATTAAAGATGATGGCTTAGATGCTCACTCTGGTCTATGTTGGGAAGCTCTTGAATACTTCTTATACGATGTATTACAAGATGAAGACTTTGAACGATTGAAAAAGGAATTTAAACTATGAAAGATAACAAATACATTAAAATTCTAAAGGAAGTTAGAAAGATTATTGAAGAGGAAGACCACTACTTTATTTGCTGGGCTATCTTTGATGTGTCTTATCTTTCATCACCTAATACAGTTAAGGAAGCAGGTCAAGAAATAATAGAGTATATTGAGAATTCTTTAGGAGAGTATGATTCATTAGGTCAGTGGCTTAGCGGAGAAACTAAAGTTCCTAAAACACAAATGACAATTGAAAATCTTAGAGAGTATAGATTAAGATATATAGACCATTTAATGGAAGTATTCAAATGAGTGAATCTAAATTTGTGAAACACATTGCCTGTGATGAATGTGGCTCTAGTGACGGGAACAGTCTGTATGACGATGACCACACCTATTGCCATGTTTGCCACACCTATAAAAAGAGTGACGGAACAATAGACAAGAGTAAAAAAATGACACCAACAACGACAAGGATTAACTTCTATGACAATGCTACTACTAACGCTATCAATAATCGTGGTATTTCTCAGGCTACTTGCCTAAGCTATGGAGTCAAGCAAGACCCATTAGGCAACAAGCACTATTACCCTTACTATGATGCTGATGGAACGATGGTAGCGGTAAAGACTAGAAGCGTAGCGGACAAGCAATTCAGCATCGCAGGTGAGTTCAAAGATGCTATCCTGTTCGGACAACAGAACTTCGCTAAGGCAGGTCGTTATCTCACTATCTGTGAGGGTGAGCTATGTGCTATGTCGGCTTATCAGATGATGGGTTCTAAATATGCTTGCGTGAGTGTTCGCAACGGTGCTCAAGCTGCTTTAAAAGACTGTAAAGCTAACTACGAGTGGATGGACAGTTTTGAACACATTATCATTTCTTTTGATGCTGATGAACCAGGACAAAAAGCAGCGAAGGAAGTAGCTGAGTTGTTTGGCGGAAAAGCAAAGATAATGAAGCACAGACAAGGATTCAAAGACTCTTCTGACTACTTACAGAAGAACGCAACAAAAGAGTTTAACGATGCGTGGTGGCAGGCGGAGGCGTTCGTTCCAGACGGAATTATCAGTGCTATTTCATTGATAGAGGACTTGAAGAAACCCCTAACACAAGCACCTGTGTTATATCCATGGGAAGGACTCAACAAACTTCTATATGGTATTCGCCCTGCCGAACTAGTCACTCTTGCAGCAGGCTCAGGTCTTGGTAAATCAACAATCTTAAGAGAGCTTGTTTCGCACATCTTGAACAACACAGATGAGAAGGTCGGGCTTGCTTTCTTAGAAGAAACACCTGAAAGAACAATGCGTGGTTTATTAGGTCTTGAGATTAACAAGAAGATTCATTTACCTGATGCCGTGTATAGTCCTAACGAGATTGATGAGGTTTATCAGCGTCTTGATTTAGAGAACCGTGTGTTCTTATGGAATCACTTTGGTTCAAATGCTATTGAGAATGTTCTAAACCGACTACGCTACTTTGTAAAGGCTTTAGGCTGTAAGTATTTGGTGCTTGACCATCTATCTATTCTTATCTCAGACCAGTCTGCAGGCGACGAGCGTAAGAACATTGACATGGTTATGACTAAGCTACGAACCTTTGTGCAAGAAGTAAACTGTAGTCTGTTACTTGTGTCCCACTTGAAGCGACCTGAGGGGAAGTCTTTAGAGGACGGTGCAGTAACTAGTTTAGGTATGTTACGAGGTTCAGGCTCTATTGCTCAGTTAAGCGATGCAGTTATCGGTGCGGAAAGAAACTCTCAAGCCGATGACATCATTGAGCGAAACACTACTCGTGTCCGTGTTTTAAAGTCACGCTACACTGGCTATACAGGTCATGCTTGTAGCTTGTTTTATGATGACTTTACTGGAAGGCTTCGGGAAGTCGTTGAAAACAATGAACTTTAAATATATGTTGCATTGTGTTTCAGTTTGTGGTATACTGGGCTTTTAAGGAGTAGTTATGATTACAAAAGAACAGTTGTTACATTGGTTTGATTACAAAGACGGAGAGCTTTACTGGAAAAATAAAACAGCACCTGGAAGCCATATAAAGACAGGTCAGAAAGCAGGAAGACCGCATAAAAGTAGTGGTAAGCCTACAGGGTATCGCCATGTGCATATTTTAGGTAAAAACTATTTAACGCATCGGTTGATTTTTTTAATGTTTAATGGCTATCTTCCGAAAGAAGTAGACCATATCAACGGCAATAGAGGAGATAGTCGTATTGAAAACTTACGAGCTGCTGACAGAAGTCAAAACACTCAGAATGCTAAAATACGAAAAGACAACAAAACAGGCGTGAAAGGAGTGTATCCGCTTAATGGTAAATACAAAGCACAGATACAAGCTAACAAAAAAAGACACTTAGTTGGTTACTTTGATACAATCGCTGAAGCAGCTGAAGCTGTTAAGCAGAAAAGAATTGAAATACATAAGGAGTTTACAAACCATGGCTAGAGATTTAGTAGAAGCAGCAAAAGAATATGCTAAAACCGATGAGTATAGCGTAACACGAAACTATATTCTTGCTCTGTGCAATGAGATTGAACGCTTACGCAGTCTAAATAAAGATGTGTTCAACCGCATTCAAGATAATGTAGATATGTTTGAAGACGCAGAACGCTATCGTTGGCTCAAGACTGCTGCATGGGATTTACCAGAGGAAGTAGTTGCACCGACTGTGATTGCTTGTGATGGTCGTGGCAATCATTGGGAATGGCTAACAGGCATTATGCTCGATGAAGCGATTGATAAATTTAGAAAAGGAAATAAATATGATTGATGGTATTGGAATATCTAATTACGAACTAAAAGAAAATAGAGATAGAGATTATGATTTGTTTATTTTAAGATGTTCTTTTGAACGAGCTTTATTAGATGTTATAACAGACTTAGTTATTGGTTACGAAATTACACCGTCAATAGCTAGTTTAATATATTCAAAAGTACAAAATAAACTAAGAAACGGAAAACAAGATGATTGAAATTACAATATTCATAAGTGGTGTGATTATCGGTGTTCTATGTTATAT